ATCTTCCATCATGATTATATGTGATGACTTGGATAAAAGGCAAGCAGTTCTGAATCTATTTAAAAATTCTATTGTACCATCTAAACGATAACCATAATCTTCTTTTGGTCCACCAAGTTTAGTGTGGTAGTATTTGTAATCAGTTTTGTATGTATCAGCAACCGTTTGGTAACTAAAAGTATTATCTACACCCAAAAAATAATAATCATTAGGATGATGTATCCTAACATTTTTAACTATTTCTGAAGTTGCTTTAGGATAAATTGAAGCAAGATGAAAGAAAGATATATTAGGCACGTTGTAACACCGTTAAACCATTATTGTTAATGTAACGATGTTTCATCTGCCATTCGGGATGTGAATCGATAAATTCTTGGATGGCTGGCCAAATACCACGGCCACCAAACTCACCGTTATGTTCAAATGATGTTGTATCATGAAACACAATATATTTTTTGGCTTTATCTGCGTGAAGTTCTAGTTCTTTTTGCACCTGTTCGTAGATATGTAAACTATCAACAAACAACAAATCAGTAGGTTCAATTTCTACCTTACGAGTATCTGCAATATGGAGAGTTACATTACGACCGGATTCTTTTGCTTGTTTAAAAAAATCTTCAATGCCAGGTTGTGGCATATATTCATAACTATGCATTGTAACATCATGTCGTAAAAAGGCTCTGGTGCTTTGAGCCCAACCTACTCCAAGTTCTGTTACATGATTACATTCAGAAGTTAAATCTGATAGTGTGGGTAGATGCTCATTAATATCGGTAGAACGACCGCAAGCATCCAAATATTCTTGTTCAAAATTCATTTCAAGTCCTATAAACAAAATAATTATTTGGGTCTTCCTGATTATACTTAGTCATGATATAACTACGCAATTCTGGAACTCTATCATATTGGTGAACAACCGGAAAAGGTGTCACACCTAGTGGTGGTACCATTACCTGTTCGCCATTCCAAATTGGCTCACTAAACAATAAGTTTGGTCTAAACTGTTCAATCTTGGATGGATCCATGACTGTTCCTAATTCACAAGCCCAATCATTTGTATACCAAATAACATCTTTAAATGGTTGTGTATTGATTAACACATTGAACACCGCTTGGTCAACGATAGGAATTGGCCTGTTGGTTGCATTAGTGAAGATATTGAACACCATATCTTTTACATATTCGGCATGGCCACCAAATGTTCCAACATTAAAGATTTCATTCTCTTTAAAATCGTCATAAACAAAAGGTCCATAAGTTTGAAACAAGTTCTCATTTCCCCAAGGTTCATCTTTATATTTTAGGCCTTCAGATGCAACCACAAGTTTTAGATTATTATCTTGAAAAAATGGATTTTGAAATACTAGAGTGGGGTCGGTTTGAAAGTAAACATCTTTAACATCGGTAGTTACCACATAACGATAGTTTGTCCATTGAGTTTTTAGAAATTGATAGATTGCCAAAAATCTTAAAACGTGGACTGGAACATTATCCACTCTAGGCATTGGCACAACAATAAAGTTGCGTTTGATTAACTCACCAATTGTTTCTTGTGAAGCATTACCAACGACCATAACTTTGTCGCCAGTAAAACCACACTCATCAATTGATTCTACCCAAGGTTTGAGCTGGTTATAGTTATAGTTTGTGAAGGCACCGATGATAAGGTCTTTTTGCGCCATGGGAAATCTCCATTATATTTGTCATTCATTATATTGTTTCCATTAATAAAGAATTCTTTAGTAACAGAACCTGCATTACCAGCAACTCGATAGTTTACTGTATATTCATTTGTGCAATCGTAGTTGGGAAAGTATTGTGAAACTGTGGCAAGAAATACTCTATCTTGACCCCAACCGCCGTGCCATGCAGATGCTAATTTTATCGCAATTTCTGTTTTAAGGCAATAGCTATTAGTATCGACATGATTAACTCCATGATATGTTTTCCACTTGCCTAACGATTCGCAATCATCATGACAAATAAAATTGTCATCTTCATAAATGTCACGCAAAGAATAACACCAGTCCAACTTTTTATCCTGTATTGTTTTGATGCAGGATTCTATATGGGTAGGCTTGAACCAGTTATCCTGATCCAAATATAACACATAATCAGAATTAACCAAATGAGTGAAAGCCGCATATACACGGTGACCGTAAAAGCCATTAGCACCAACATTAATAGGAAGAATTGCAGTATGAAGTCGGTCATTGTTTACCAAATCTCCTAAAAGTTCTATTGTTTTAACTACGTTATCTTTACCATCAATAACAACATAACAGTTTGTAGGATAACTCTGGTTTAATACACTATTTACTGCTTGTAACAAATCAGGTGAACCTGTTGTGGGTATAATTACTGTTGCACTCATTACCATTTCCAAAATAATTGATATCCATCATGGCATAAAGGTCGACCACACTTTTGCATATAATCAAAAACAAATTGACCTTTACCACCTAATTTTCCTTCTTCAACCCAATTATCATCCACACCAATTAAAGCACCATCAGCCAATGAAGGTGCAATCGTAATCAATTCGTATAGGTGATGTAACGCACTTTGAAATACAACATCTGGTTCATCACGGGGTGCATCAAAAGAATCTAGGTAAAGGAAATTAATTTTCTTTTGGGATTGTAATAATATGGAATTAAGTTCTTTGAGTTTTGTAATACTATCGCCTAATGCTACGGCACTATTTTCTGATATTACTTTACTTCTGGAGTAGTTGACGGATTCTTCCGAAAGGTCTACTGTCCAAAAGTGGCCACCATATTCATTGATATACTTATCAAATAGTAAACTGCTTTGGCCATCGCCTTCATAATTATCCAGTTGCCTTGCACAACCAGTTTCTACTATAAGGGGTTCTTTTAATGTTTTGAGGTAATCAAAAATGTAATCAAATCCACTTTGCCTATGTCCAAGCCTACTCCTCACATCATCATAAAATTGCATAATTAACCTCTTGTCAGTTTCAATATCTTCTCTATTTGTTTTTCGATTGCCGGTTTACGATTTGGCCAATATATGTATTCTTTATCTCCGGTCGAATGTAACTTAGTGAGAAAAGGAATAACCATTTTTTCAACTTCTTTTAAACGTGTTTTGTAATCATCAGCTGTTTCAGCGGTCTTATTGATTACTGAATTATATTCAGCTTCTGATACAGCTGAGAATCCAAAATCATCATCGTCAAGATTGAATTCTTCTGATAGTTTATTAAAATCTATTAATGACATTATAAATTTTCCTGTAATTGAAATAACATAGGTCCACTTTCAATAATATTTCTAAGATAAGGTCTATAAACTTTACCGGATTTTAATGTTGAAGATTCAGCAGCAACCTTAGTTCTTATTTGTATGATGGTATTTTTTCCTGTTGGAGAATTCATATAAATTCTAACCAACGGATCACCAGACTCCCTAAAGTCGGCTTTTATGTTACTCTTTTTTAATTTTTCCGAAAACTTTTTTAAGAAGTTCTTATCAAACTTCACTTGTTTAAATGTTCTTTTTTCTAATTTAACGAGTTCTAATCCTGTTTCATTTAATGTTGCGCCATATAGTATTAGTTCTGTTAAATTCTTAAAAAAAGTATTATTGTTTGAATCAATTTGCTTTTGTATTTGTTTGGCTGCTTCTTTATAGGTAGTGGCCGCCGCAGATTTCAACATCACTTTGAATTCTTCTACTCTAACATCTTCTCGTTTAGAAAAAGCCGCAGCAGAATCAAATTCATCTAAAGCTTTGTTGTAAGTATCTTCCATACCTTTGATATCTAAATTGAGAATATTTTCCCACAGAGCTTTTTGTTTTGAGAATTCTGGACCTGAAACTTGAGCAAACTGGTCTCCACCGGCAACTTTTAGTGAGATTTGTCTTTTGTAGGGTTCACCATTTGCTGTGATACGAATATCAACTTTGGTACCTTTTTGGTTTTTTGTTCCCTCAGAAGAAATACTTATTTTGTCAAATACTCCATTTGAAGCAAATTCCAAAACATCTTCTTTCCAAGTCTTTTCAACATACGATATGGCTGAATCATATAGGTCATCAACGTATGTTCTATTTTTTGCAATCTTTAGAAACTCATATTCTTTTAATGGTAAAACTAAAGAGAATATGATTTCATCAACAGCGTATTTTCCTTTTTTTGCAACCACATCTTTAACTTTGTATTCCAAACCTGTAGTTTTTTTAAAGAAATCATTTAAAACATCATCTACCATTTTTTTTGTTACTACCACATTTGGATCTTCTTTTAGGGATTTTGGTCTATTAATAAATTTTGCCACCAAAGCCGCACCTAGTATTCCTTCGGCAACGTGTCCTCGATTATATTCAATACTTTTGTCTTTGGCCATCTTTATCTCAAATGAAAGTATTTATCTGATGATTTGAATCTCTTTACCTGAAGTCCATACTTCAAGTTCACTTCTCAACCGACCTTCCGACTTTAATGTTTCATATCGATTGGATGCTTTGTTTTTCCACCACCCAATGATGTTTTCCAATTTATGTTTCTCATAGTTTTCACCAGGAATCAAAGTGTCGGTTTTACAATTGATATAATCAATGTAGTTACTATACCCATAATTTCCTGTATAGTAACGTTTTTTCTCTGTCAACTTTTTAGCGTTCTCAATCGTTATATCAAAAGCATCCAGTTCGGATGTTCCTTTTAAGGCTGCTCTGGCCAAAGAAATAATCTTCATTGAAATCTTTAGTTTTCTACTGGAGATTCCTTCATCAACAATTTCACCCACTTTAGATTCAACAAACGCAACCAAATCTGAATAGGGTTTACCGTGCATCATTGGTAAGAAATCAGATTCAGTTAAACCTTGATATCTAAGATACGGCTTCATACCATCATATTGTGATACCGATTTGGTAGAACCATACAAACTGGTAGTTTCAAACAGGCATAGATTCATACCATACTTCTTATTAGCAATTTCTCTTACAGTATGACTGGTACAAATGGCAGCCAATAACTTACCACCAAGATAGTTAAAACCAAATGGTTGTGATGGTACGATTACGAATCCCATCAAACAAGAATCATTGAATCGTTTATTCCATTCAGGTTGTTGCGTAAACACTTGTCCAAGCAATTCATTACGGGGTTTCATGTTGATTACTGGTGAACCCAAACGAATGAATCCTAAGAACTTTCCTGACTTTTTCTCTCTAACTGCCAACCGTAATTGTTTGCCAACTGGTTGAATATTAACATGAGAACTGGTAATCGAAAGTAATGTTTCCCAAGTATCACCATTGATTTCTACCACTTCAATATCCATATCTTTTGGATGCATAGTGAAATCGGAGAATAAATCATCTTCTGGTGCAAATAAAGGATTGAGTGGAAGTTCAGCCAGATTGGCCAACTTCTGGTCCTTCATATACTCATCGATGCGGTCAAAGTTACCAAAGTAATCTTCAAACACCTTGGCTACATGGATGGCATCTTCTTTAGTTAAGTTCATTTAATTAGATGCTGAGCAAGAACCATGCAACTTAACCAAGCCCACATTGTATTAAATCCCACCAATGTTGGTAATAGTTTTCTGTTACTAGCCCAAATCAAAGTTAAACTTGTTGCAAGTGTCAAGAAATATAACCACCATAATTGAATACCAAAAATTAATCCTGGAATGATAATGATGGCTTTGGCCAACCAAGAAACAAATTCGATTGTATTGTAGTCAGTCCAATATTCTTTGGTAAACCACATACCATAACACTCTTTAACTTTTTCAAAGGTGATGTGTTTATATGAAACCAAGATTAACATGGCCCAAATGATAGTTGCTGCAAATATTTGTGTCGTTGTCATACTTTAAATCCTTCAAATGATTTTTTTTCATGTTTAATTTTATTGTGAGCACCAACTTGATTACCCGCATCTGCAATACCTAACTGTGCTGATTGTTCAATGTCATATAACTTCATTTTAGACCGGTCAACACCAACCGTAAATCGTTTATAATAACCTGGATCATTGTATCGATTCTTTAACTGTTTTACCATAATCTGACCAAGTTCTTCCAGTTCTTCAGAAGAAATCAAAGCAAACATCAGGTCTGCCGTGGCGGGAAGTCCGAAACTTTCACTCGTATCTTCAAGTCCTGGATCACTGCTCGTAAATCCGCTTCTGGTAGTTTGTGTAGCAGATACAATAGGAACATTATACTCAACCGCCAGTCCTCTAAGCTCTTCAGCGATGCTCTTGACATATGTGTAGGAGTTAATATTCGCACCAGCCTTAATACGGGAAGAACAACAGATATTAAGATAATCAACGAAAATAATATCAGGCACAAAGGAGCGTTTAAGATTAAGTTCATTTAGTAGAGTCCTAAAGTGTGTTACGGATGCTGAAGCGGTTGGATATTCCTTGATGATAAGTTTGCCTGTGGTCTTTTCACGAACTCTGGCAACTTTCTTATCATACATTTCTTTTGGTAAGTCCATCAAATCATCAAGTGTAACATTCAATAAGTTTGCATCTATTCTTTCTGCAATCTTTTCTTCAGCCATTTCAAGAGTGATGTATAGTGCGTTCTTGCCTTGCACCATAGCGCCTGCTGCCACATGGCACATGAACAGAGATTTACCAACACCCGTACCTGCCAGAGCAATATTGAGAGTTTTAGCTGGTAGACCGCCTTTTGTAATCTTGTTGAAGTATTCGAGGTCAAAAGGAATTCGCTCTTCTTTTCTATGATAGAAATCATAGCGAGCATCAGAATCTTGGAGATAGTCATGGCCTACTGTTGTATCAAATGAAACGGCCAAGGCGTCCGATAGTATAGTGGGAATCGCACCTTTGTCCTTACTTTTGTCCTTACCATCGAGAATTGAAATTGCCCCCAATACAGCATTGTATACCGCCTTCTCTTGGCAAAACTTTTCTGTTTTGTCAACAAGCCATTGTACCTCGGTTTGTTCTTTGCTATGAGCTTCAATTTCTTGGAGATAAGTTTCGCAGTTCTTAACTTCATCATCCGTAAGATTGTTCCTCTCCTTGACGGCAATTGAGAGTGCTTCAATCGTAGGCGGAGTATTGTAAGTTTCAGTAAACGAGGTGATTTCATTGTATATTGTCCTCTCCGTTCTGTCGGAGAAATAGTCATCTTTTAAGAATGGTAATACTTTTCTTAAGTAGTCCTCGTTATAGACCAGATTCCGTAGAATCGATTGTTCCAGTTTCATCAATTATTTCCTGCTCAATGTTAGATGACATAATTTCACACAACAAGTCACCAATGTAGTTTTTAAAGTCATTATCTTTTTCCAAATTTTTCTTCTTGGTGGTGGATTCTATCACATCAAACTTGAATTGTAAATAGACCTGCTCATTCTTTTCCTCAAAGCCAACTCTACCATATTTGTATGTGGTATCTTTGTAAGGACCATCAAGTAATTTTATATGTACCGCTTTTTCATCATCTTTTGGATAAATGAAACAGTAATTAATTCCTTCAACCATCTTTGTTCTCAATAAATAAAAATTGTGATATGCAGTATCTTCCAAAACCTTTGTTTGCAAATTCTTGTTCCATAACAATCGGTGTCACTTCATGCCATAAAATACTAGGTATATAGATTACCATGTTATTTTTAACTTCAATCTCAATGTCGTAATCCAATAATTTTAAATTACCACCAGAAAACTTCTTAGGCTCTTTGTAGAAATAAGTTAAGATGGTATAAACAGAAGAATCTAAATGTTTTTTATAGTAATCTTCATTTTCATAATAACTTACCAAAGTTGCATCCTGATTACTCGATATTAAATAACGAAAATTAAAGTTATCTTTTTCAAGTTCATGAGCTGGCATCCATACTTTTCTATTCAAATTTAATATGTTGGAAAAATTCCTATTTTTATAAAACTCATCTAAAAATAATCCTTTGTTGTTCTTTATTAAATTTCCTTTTGCATCTCTGGCGCCTGCGGTTCGAGTGGGAGATAAAAATTTATCTTTTAAATTTAGATAATCTAATTCTTTCCAGATTAACTTTAAATCTGCCTCATCATAGAAATCCTCAATAATAGCAATACCCGGACCAGCAAAACTTGTTTTCATTATCCTTCAGTTCCGTTCATAGTAACTACTTCATCAAATAGTTCTTCTTCGCCTCCTTGCATGATGGCGCCCGTAGCAATTTGATATTTGTCCTTAACATAAGATTGAAACTTCTCACTAGTAATAAGTGGCATCCAGAAATCTTTAGTATCAGTTTCTTTCAAACGATATTTCTTATCTTCCACTTCACCCGTTGTTACGTCAACCCGTGAATACCACCCATTGGATGGCTTAATAACCAAGCCAGCGTCAAGCGCAATATCAAGTAAACCAGACCAACGAGAAATACCTCCATCAAAAGAAACGGAAACAGGTATCTTAGACTTTTCTTTAACATATCGTGATTTCTCCACGTTAATGATGAAGTTATAACCTACAACTTCAGTACCTTCTTTTTCTTGTTGGCGACCAAGAATGAAAATGTTATCGGCTGAATAATATGAACCTGTACCACCACCAACGATATCTTTAGGGAACATTCCAATCTCTTTGTAAGTATGATTAACTACAATCATTGGAATATCTTTCATTGTCAAGTGAGGTGTTACCATTCTGAATAATGATTTAACTTGTTTTGCTCTTGACATATCAGCAACAGATTTGCCTTCAAGTGCATCATCAACCTCTTTCTTGGATGCCAAATTACCAATCGAATCAATGATGATAATTAGTTTGTCATCCCTATCAAGGCTTGTAAGTTGCTGCATAACATCGAACTTGAGCTGTTCGATATCTGTAAGGGGAGTGTGCAATACACGCTCGGTATCGATACCAAAGCTGTCAAAATAACTCTGAGGAGTACCAAACTCAGAATCGTAGAATAAAAGAGCCGCATCGGGATATTTGTCCAAGTAAGATTTGGCCATCAATAAAGAAAACGCAGTTTTAAAATGTTTGGATGGACCTGCCCACATTGTAAGACCTGGTGTTAAACCACCATCTAAGCGACCTGATAGTGCCACATTAATAATTGGCACCGATGTTGGAATCATATCCTTCTGTGTGAAGAATTTAGATTTAGATAGAATAGCCGATTCTTTAATGGAACTATTCTTTTTAATTTTGTCAAGTATACTCATTTATTTTCCTTTTTCACGAAATGCAAATTCAGCATTGTAATCATACTTAGTTTCAATTGGTTCATGATGTTCAGTATAAACTCCAGGTGCATGATGAACCACAATTGGACCGGTTGGAGGAATAGATTCACCAGAAGTACCATCAATAATAATAGGTTCTGGTTCAGAAACTTTTTCTTCCATCTTTACAATATTTTCTTTCTCAACCTCAATAGAATCATCTGGTACTGGTGTAGATTTAAAGAAATCATCCCAAGTTTTTTCAACTGGTTTAGTTTCCTCAGGTTTTTTTATTGAGATATTCGCTGCTATTAATAATAACACAGCTAACGGGTCAAACACAAGCATAATAATGAAGATTACCAAACGAACGGCTTTGTCCACCGCACCATCACCATTGAAGAACATATCTGCCACATACTTGATTGGGCCAATATCTGCCACAAGTTTATTTTCTTCACGGAGAAGTGGCAATCGTTTTTTATTAATTTCGGTAAGTTCTTTTTGTGTATTTTGGATTTGCCGGTCCAACTGATTGCTTGCTGTTGATGGATCCTTGGCACGAGCCATCAAATAGTTTAATCTATCATCAGCAATTTTTTGTTGTTGATTGAGTGTTTTAAGTTCAACAGAATTGGCACCAGCATCCAATGTAGAATCAATATGCGCCTTGGCCAAGAAACCAAAAATACCCATCGATGTAATGAGCATGAGTAACATAACGGCAATTACCAGATATGTCCTCAACAAAAATGGTGCTGTTTTCCAATTACGATATAACCAAGAAGCAGTAACCAATTTGGCAAACTCAAGTGAACCGCCCATCATAATAACTGGCCAAAATGCTCCCATAAAAATGGCAGCAAGTCCAATAACAGAATAATAACCTGCAATTGCGGATAATAAAAATGCCGCAGCAAATGTAAAATAAATCATGAGAAGAAATCCTCCAAACTACTTACTTTTTCTGTTGACCACTTCATACAATCTAAGATAACTTTGATTGGTTCTAAGAAAGCCTTTTCAAACTGGACATCATAATCAATATATTCATTGAGTCCAAATTCTACGGGTAAACGACCTGGAAATGAAATGACGGTATCTTTGAATGGGTTAGGCATTTTGAGATAACTATATTTCAGTTTCTCGCCTTCTTGAATGAGTGGATACTTTTTAGTAAGTTTTTTCTCTTTAAGATAGTGATTGTATAAAATGGCACCTTTGACGTGCATTGGTGTACCAGATTTATACATTGATAATGAATCGGAGTATTTAGATAGTCCGTTACAACCACGGGGTGAGGAGATATCTTCTGGTGGTAAACCCATGAAATCTTTTTTGGCATTCTTAATAAATTCATGAATATCTTCTTCAGTACCATTCATCATAATCGTAATGGCTTCTTTCATCTTCTCACGAATCACCGCAGGTGTGGATGACTTAATCATTTCTAAGCCCATCACCTTCATCTGTGGTTCATTGTATTGAACGCCTTCATTGTTATACACATTAAGAATATAACGTTTCTTGGCAGTCCAGATACCCTTGTCAGATAGGCCTTCACGTTTCATCTGCATCTTTTGTTTAGGTGCTTTGACATACTCTGCCAACTCACCATAAGATTTATCGATGTATGGTTGAAGTTTATCTTCACAGATTTTATCCATGAGAGAAATTACTTTTTGTTTATTGGAAGTGTCCTTAATAAATTTATTAACCAACTCTCCCATTCGTAGGTAAATTGAATCAGTATCAGAAGCAATAACATAATCAACATCTTTGGTCTCCAAAAGTTTATTCATCCACGCATTAATCTTGGCTTCAATCCAACGAATACTTAACTGTCCAGCAGTCGTAACACCCAACGCCATACGAAGGTCATAAAAACGGAAATACTGAGAACCGAGAGCACCATAGGCAGAATTGAGCGACACTTTCTTTGCCAATTGGATGTTGTTGTATTTGGCAATTCGTTTTTCAATTTCGTAAAGTTTACTTGGGTCTTTTTCATTCTCATATTCCTGTTTTGCTTGAAGCATCATCTTCTTAAAACGACTTCTATCATTATACATTTCTTCCATCATTCCAGGTAAGAAACCTTGAATATCGGTACGAAAGAATTGTCCGTTAGGAGTTAGAGTTGCAGTTACCAATCCATCAGTATTGATTTCTTTCTTCAACATCTTCTCAACAGAAACACCTTGAGAAAGAATGTTACGCATTTCTTCAGAGTAGTTTTCAGGTTCAATGAGTGTTTCGGGACTGATATTATATTGCATCATCAGGTGTGGATACAAAGAGTTCAAATCAAACGAGGCGACCCATGCATGAGCGCCGACTTGAACCTCTTTAACATATGCACCTTCAAACATACCATCTTTTTCTTTAATGATACGAGGCGGCACAATGATTTTCTTTTCCAACAAATAAGAATTGGTAAGAGCATCCCACATACGAGTTTGTGCAAACACATCATCGAAGTTTGATTTGGTATCATAGGCCAAAGTTACAGCCAACTCAAGTAGTTTCAACTTATCTTCTAACTTGATAATGAGTTCAACGTCCTTGATGTTATACTCAATAAATTTTTGAAAGTTCAATCGATATAATGAGTGTAGATTGTCATATTCATCATAAGAGATTTTGCCTTCACCCAATTCGACTTGAGCAATAGCATCCAAACGATATGATTCTTGTGACTTACCACCTGGCGCATACCATTTGTATAGTTCAATGTAGTCAAGTGATGAAATGCCAACCAAACTATATTCAATTAGTTCACGGTTATTAACTCTTGCTCGGCGTTCTGTGATATAATTCCAAGGAGATAATTTCTTGGCTTCATCTTCACCAAGAATTTTTTTGAATCGATTGACAAGATATGGTATATCAAAGAACTTAGTATTCCAACCAGTAATGACATCCGGATATTTGTCTTTCCAGTAATGCATGAATTGTTTACAGAGTGAGTATTCATCTTTGCAACGAATATACACCTCATTGCCTTGCACTTCATATTCACCACAGGCAAACACCAATGGTGATTGATTTAGAAATTTGATACAGATTGCGGTGATAGGTTCTTCTGCTTTGTATGGATCAGGAAAGCCATTCTCTGAACCTACCTCAATATCAATTACGGCAATAGAGATATGGTCATAATCATAATCGACCATGCCATGATGTTGTTCAGCAATAAAGGCATATTCAAAACGAGTTTGGCCATAGATGACTGGTGCACCTGGAATACCTTCAAACTGTTTGACGTAATCTCTTGCTTCACGAATTGTACCAAAGACTTTCTGGTCTAGTGGAAGACCAGTTAATGATTTGTAGATTCCTTGCGGATTCTTCCGTGACGGAAGAAAGAGTGATGGAGAATATTCAATCTTTTGTTTGACCTTTTGGCCATCCATAACACCACGATAAAAGATGTTATTACCAAAACATTGG